TTAGACAAATTAGTATCTCTTTATAAAAAAAACTCAAAGTTAGCAAGAGAATTAGATAAAATAATTTATGATTACCAGGAAATCTATAAAGATGAACCATGGTATAACAGAAGTTTTATTGACGCGATGCAGAGAGTGGCTCATAAGGAGTTACAAGAAAAATATCAGGAGAATGAAAAATGGGTAGACCTAGGAAATATGATAGTCCAGAACAAATGCAAATTGCTATTGATAATTATTTTGCTACTACTATAAAGATAACTATATGTGGGCTGGCACTACATCTGGGGTTTATGTGTAGGCAGTCCCTATTATCTTACGAGGGATATAGTAAAGAGTTTTTTACCACTATAAAAGCAGCAAAGAGTAGAGTCGAGCAGTATTATGAAGAGCATTTAATAGAAAGTGGTGCAGCAGGTTCTATTTTTGCATTAAAGAATTTTAAGTGGAGTGATAAGCAGGAAATAGATCTAAAAGTAGAAGGTGATATTAGTTTTGAGATACTGCTTGATGAGAATTCAAAGAAAAGACAAGAAAATAATTTGGAGAAAGATAAATAAAAATTAACTATCATAGTCCAAAATGGTTTTACAAAAAACAACAAAACATATTTGATTGTAAGTCTCGTTTTACGTTAACTATGGCAGCAAATAAAGTTGGTAAGACAGCAAGTCATGTCTGTTGGATTAATGAGCAGGCAATGCTTGCAGGCTCAGGAAAAGAGTTTGCGTGGGTAGCTCCGTATATAAAGACCTCAGAGATAGCATTTAATCTACTGAAAAAAATGATTATAAAATCATCTTTGTATAAGACATTAGAAGGTAGTCCTAATCAATTCCATTTTAATAACAGTAAGATGAGAGTGAGATATCCCAATAAAAATGTTCTAAATTTCTTTTCTGGTGAGAATACTGATGCGATATATGGGTTCGAGATACATGCAGCAGTGGTTGATGAAGCAACAAGATTAAAAGAAGAAGCATGGAATGCTTTATTGTCTACTATGTTAGCCACAAAAGGACCTATCAAAGCGATTAGTAACGCTACGATAAAAAATAACTGGTTCTTTAAAATGTGGAGTAAGGCAATGAAAGGAAATGTAGATGAAACTACTGCCTTTAAACTTACTGCAATAGATGCTATAGAGGCTGGTATAATGGAACAGTCTGTTTTTGATTTCGCGAAAAAGAATTATACTACAGCCATTTTTAAGAGAGATTTTTTGGCTGAAGTCCCAGATTCTGAAGTGTCAGTATTTAAAGAAGATAAAATTTATGATTGCATAGATGATGAGATAGTCCAAAATATGGGAAAAGTTAAGTACGTAGGAATTGATCTTGGATTCACCGAGGGACAGAAGAGCGATTGGACAGTTGTGACTGGGGTAGATAAAAACTGTCAAGTGCGATTTTTTAAAAGATTTAAAGCAAGCGGTCAAAAACTTATTGATAAGTTAAAAGCATATATAGGCAATAAACTTGCTTATATTGACCAAACTGGTGGAGGTATAACAGTGTTTGAATTACTTAAGACCGATTGCCCACAATTAGCTCCTTATACGTTTACTAATCCTAGTAAGACAGTATGTATCGAGAATCTGGCTTATTATATTCATAGTGATAAGGTTTCTTACCCAGATTATAGAGAACTGGTAGGAGAACTTTTAGGATATGAAATAGATTTTACGAAAAAAGGAAAACCTACATATAATAATAATCATACTCTTGCAGAGCATGATGATGCTGTCATTTCACTGGCCCTAGCAGTCCTTAAATACAAAGAAAGCACTGACCAAGGAGATCAGCCTTCAGGATCTATCTATGAGATTGATATGGAAGAAGAAGAAGAAGGTGACTGGCAAACAATGGAAAATTATAGTTTTGATTATAGTTTAGACTAAAGGAAAAATATAAAAATGTTTAACATAGGAAAAAAGCAAGTAACTGATAATTCAAAACTTATTAAATCAGAGATAGAAATCGTTCATTCTCACTACATCGCACCTAGATTTAATCGGAGAGTAGCAGTTAACAGTTATACAGGAGTATTTGCCGCAGCAATAGACTACAACGCACAGGCGGCTGCCTCAGGCACTATTCACCTACACTCTAAGGTAAGGAACAGTAGAGGCCAAAAGTGCTTATATGGAACCACACAACATCCTAATAGCTACCAAAGAGACTTCTTCAAAGGACTATTAATAGATAAACCTAGTTCTGATGTACAATATAAGCAACTGGATAGTCTTGAGAATTTTGAAATAGTCCAAAGTCATCCAGTTACAGATCTATTTATGAGTTCTAATCCTATGCAAAGCACTTATCAATTTTTTCTTCAGATATACCTAATGCTTCAAATAACAGGCGATGCTTTTGTTTTTGTGGTCAGTAACTCAGATGGAACACCTAGTCAACTATATGTATTACAAAGTCAATATGTTGATGTTATACCTGCTAAAGAAGGTTCTGACAGGTTAGTTTCACATTATGAATATAATCGCGGAAAAGGAAAAATAACAAAATTTGAATGGGACGAAATCATACATATAAAAATACCTAATCCTGGTAGTATCTGGTACGGTATGGGAAGTATTGAAAAAGGCTGGCAAGCCTTTCTTATCAATAAATTTAGTCATGAATATGCAGCAGCATTATATTCGAATCATGCAGTACCATCTTATTTGCTTATTAATAAGAGTGGTCAAAGTGTTAGCAAAAAAAAGTTCTTTAAAAGTATGAAAAATCTTAATAGAGGGCCTAAAAAAGCAGGTAAAGTGATTGCTGTTGATGCTGATGTAGATATTAAAACTGTCGCTTTTAAACCTGCTGATCTTACTGACACCAAACTAACTACTATAGAAATTGCCAGTGTCACTGGCTGTCCAATAAATAAGTTACTTGGCAATGATGCTATCAAAGCAAACAGTGAGATTCAAAATACTGAATGGTTAAGAAATACTATTCATCCTTTACAAAAACTCGTAGCTTCCACTCTCACAGAGCAACTGCTTTGGAGGTATGGAATACAGGAAGCAGATGCTTATCTTTCATATGGCTCTCCTGTGCCTGTTGACAAGGAATATGAATTAAAGACTAACTCTACTTATGTTAAAGATGCAGTCCTTACTCCTAATGAAATAAGAATTTCATTAGGTAAAGAGCCTATGGAGAATGGAAATTTTTTGTATTTTAATGGTAATGAACTAGGTAAAACTGTTGAACCTACTTCTAAATTTATTTCTCCCGAAAAAACTATTTCTTCAGAGATAAAGTCAGAACTTGACACAATCGCTAAAGAAATTGTTAAGTTAAATACTAAACAAGAACCTACTCCTGTTGCTCCTCCTATTGTATTAAATATAAGTAATGATACAGAAGTGAAAGAGGATTAAAAAATAATAGTCAGAATACTATTTAAATTAAGGAAAAATTATGTCAACAGACAAAACAATACAATTTAAGAACTATGAGTTAAGTGATTTAGAAATTAAGAAATCTAAAGATGATGCAAGAGAATTTACAGGTATAATCAGTGCTCAGACACTTGACCTTGACAAGGAGGTTTTGCTAGGATCAGGAATGAACTCATCTGGCTTCACTGGGACTGTTTTATATAATCATAACAAAGATATGCCTATAGGTAAGTCTCTGTCTATCAGGAAGTCAGGTAATAACCTCATAGGCAAAGCTAAGCTTGCTGATGAGGGAACTGATGAACTCATAGATAAGATATGGTCTCTGATGAAGCAAGGTATTATAAAAGGTGTATCTGTGGGATTCCAAGTTATAGAGCAAAGAGTTCCAACTAAACAGGATATTAAAGAATTTGGTAAAGAAGTTAGGAATGTAATTAGTAAATGGAGATTATTGGAATTTAGTGTGGTAACAGTGCCTGCTAACCAGGCAGCATTAATCACTGCTGTTAAAAGTATGGATTTAAATCCTAAAGATTTTATTCCTGATTATAAAGAAGAAATTGAGGATAGTCAAAAAGGAAATCAAAAAGAAATTGAGAATATAGTAGAACAAGTAGAAAAAGAGTTAGAAGTAAAGATAGAAGATGAGGTAAAAGATAAAATTATAGAAGTAGTTAAACAGCAAAAAGTTGATATGAAAGAAGTATTAAAATATTTTCGTGAAGAAGTTGGAAGACAAATAAGGAAAAGTCGTGGAGAATTATTTTAATTCTGCGAAAAAAATAAAAGTTGCGTAGAACTATAAACTACGAAAAAATAATATTAAGTTTGTTTTACGAGGACAAATAAGATGATTAAGAGTAGCTCTCTTTTTCGAGCTTAAAGGTTATGTTTAATGAATAATATTTTTGTCAGATTAATTTATTATTTATTATGGAGGACCATATCATGGCCCTAGAAAATGAAAAGAAAGAAGTAGAAGTAGAAGTTACTGATACTAAAATTAATGCAAAAGAAATTGGTGTAGAAATGGCCAAAGCTTTTGTTGATGAGATGAAAGAAGCTAAGAAAGAAGTTAAAGAAGTACCTGCTAAGATAGTTAAAGCAGCTAGGATTGAAGTCGTAGGTAGAACTCAGCCTTGTGGAGCATTTAAAAATGCTGATGATATGGAAAAATTTGCTAAGGAATATGTTCCAGTTCAATTGGTTGAAAAGCTCAAAAATGAAAAGGCCCTTACGACCTACGCTAATATAGGCACTGCTGCTGATGGTGGATCACTTGATCCAACAGATGCAAAAGGTATTTTGGCTGAGAGCATATCTCTTTATCCAAGTTATATAGAAGATACACTTGACGTGCCTATATATAACAGCGTTGGTACGTTTGTTGACGTGAATGGTACGACCACTGCTTATATGACAGATGAAGTTGCAGCTATTACTGAAAGTAAAGCAGCATATACCACAAGAACGATTACTCAAAAAAAGATTGCTTGTATTGCGCCTATCTCAAATGAAGTCTATCGCCATGGCAGCTTAGCTGACATCGCTAGTCAAACTTTGAAAAGTTGTTCAAGAGCTATATCTGAGAAAAAACAACATCTTATTTTTATCGCTGATGGAACCGCTGATACTGCTGACGGTGGGTTGACAGGTATTATCAGTGCAATGAATGCAATAGGTAGCAACACTGCTGAAATACAAATTGCTGGAACATGGTCCGATTTGGCAGTTACTGATATTTCAAAAATTGTTGCGAATACATCGGACTGGGCTGATCCAAACAAGTGTGCCTGGTATTGCCACAAAAACATGTGGGGAGTTCTTGAAGGCATCAGTAGGACACTTGGTTCTAGTTATATTGTCAACACAGGTACGAGGCCTATACCTAGTTTGTTTGGCTATCCTGTGAAATTTGTTTCTAAGATGGCTTCAAGTGCATCTGGTGACAGTTCAACTACTGAGCTAATGTTTGGCGATTTGTCAGGCGTAATAGCAACAGGTAGTGATGGAAATGTTTACATAGACAGTTCTGATGGCTACTACTTCCAAAATGACTTGACTACTCTTAGAGTAATTGAGCATATGGGACAAACAGTTTATCAGCCTGGAACAAATGGTACAAACACTGCTGTTTGTGCTATAAACTTTACATCAGCAAGTTAAGTTTTATGTATATACATAGTAGTGGGGGAATATTCCTCCACTACTATTCTTTATTCTTTTAGGAGAGAAATAAAATGCAAGATGAATATAATTATGAAAAAGAAGATTTATCGTTTGGTGACTCACATGAATGTATCCTGCTAGAGCCTTACAACGGTAAAAATAGAGGTGATGTAATAACAGTTTATTGCGGAGTATATAACTCTTTGATAAGTCTAAAAAAAGCATTACCCATGAACTGCTTTGATGATATAAAAACGTCAGAAAAACTGATTAAAAATGCTGAATATCTTGAGGACGAAAACGATAGACAGGCAGATGAAATTGCTGATTTATATGAACAGGTTGAAATTCTAACAAAAAAGATATACGAGTATGAAGAAGAAACAAATTTAAAGTCAAAAGTTAAAAAATTGGAGAAAGTATTAAATGAAAGTAATAAGCCATCTGCCAAAAAAGTTAAAAAAGTTAAAAAGGCAAAAAAAGTTAAAAAAATATCGTAACAAAATGTTAACTAATTTTTGTGACAAATAGAGGTAGACAGTAATGAGTGATATTAAATTTAAAAAAAAGGCAACAACAATGGAAATCACAAAAATTAGTGCTTCATTATTAGTGGCAGTTATTATAACTTTTGGGACTTTTGCATTTTCAACAGGTGTATATCGTAATGAGTTAAAAAATTTAAAAATAAATTTAGCTATTATAAAAATTGATTCTCAAGAAGATACAAATCGAGTCGCATCTATTTTACAAGCAAATATAAATAGAGTAGAATTAAATTCCGCAAAAAAAGAAATAGTTGAACTAATTTTTAAGAAAATAGAGAGTATGGACGAGAAACTTGATAGAATTATAGAGAGTAAAAGTAAGGAAAAATAATAATGTCTATTTTACAATTAAGCGATTTAGAATTATATTTGTCAAAAGATATTGCTGGCACTACTGATGAGGATAAATACTCTTACCTTATAGAAAGTGTCCAAAGTCAAGCAGAAAGTATTTGTCATCATAAATTTGACCTACAAGAGTATACAGAGATTTATGATGGGAATGGTGGTAATGAGTTAAGTCTTAATAATTATCCTGTCACAACAGTCTCAGAGGTTTTATATGGCTGGGTATGGAGTGGTAGCTCAAGAACTGAGATAACTTCTGATAACTACCTAGTCTATAATGATATAGGGACTTTAGCCTTTAATTTTAATAGTACAGATGATGGCAATCAACTATTTAATATTACTTATACAGCAGGTTGGACTGATGCAGATCCTAGTTCTAGTAGTAATGCTCCTACTGACCTAAAAACTATTTTAATGAATGAAATTGAGAGTCAAAAAAATAAGAGTTTTACATCTGGTGATATTAAAAAACAAAAACTAGGTGATTATTCCTGGGAAAAATTTACAGATGCTGAGAAAGAAGGGACTTCTGCGTTTGAAGATAAACTTAAAAAATATGTCAGGAGCGATATATAAGTGAGTATATCTGATATGTTTACTAATGAAGTCAGTATATATAGGCCAACTACCACAGTTGATAGTGGAGGTAGTCCAATAGATACTCTAACTGAGACAGGGACTATCCTGTGCAGAATTCAAAGGAACAAAGGATTTGAACCTATAGAAGGAGGAAGAAAGTTTTCTAAGCCTTCTTATATTTTATATTGTGATACAACTGAAGATATACTAATGGATGATCAGGTATTATTTGATTCTGCTTTTTATAATGTTATTGAATCAGAGGTAGAGGCAAATGATAATACTTATCGCAGAATAGTTATGACCAAGGCGGAAGAATAATGAGTTTTAAACCTAATCCAAAACTAAATAATATATTAAAAAACGCTTTTACTAAGTCATTAAAAGATAGTGGCAATATATTAGAAGATGCTGTTAAGTCTAATGCACCTGTTGATACTGGTACGTTAAAAAATAGTATAGAAATAGACGAGGGTGATATTAAAAACTTAGAAATAAGAGTAGGAACAGATGTTCCTTATGCAGCAGCAGTTGAGTTTGGGACATATAAACAAACTGCTAATCCTTTTATGAGAAAATCTTTGGCGGGAAAAAAATCAAAAATAATGAGCCAGTTTAAGGATATTATTTAATGAGTATTACAGCTCAGCAAAACTTAATTGATGGAATTTACTCTGCGATAAGCACCGCTATAGGACTGGCTAATCCTTCAGGACAACTTATTGATGTTTATGAATTAGAAGCGCCTCAAGATTCTTCTTTGCCTGTATGTACATTCCAGTTAATAAGTGATGTAGTTACGCATAATATTACTGATTGTAAATGGTCAGATGGTATTTTACAGATAGATTTTTTCGGGAATAAAAGACTTGGTAGTAAAGTGTTAAGAACAATCTCAGATACTTTATTTACTGATATGGTAAATTCTACATTAACTGTTGCAGGTGGTGTAAGTGCAAGAATTACAGGAACAGAAAGTGGAGTTGTAACAATTGAAGAAAATATAATTCATATAAGACAAGAATATAATTTACTAATAGTATAGGAGTAAATAATGGCGACATTTAGTATAGCAACGGCGACAGTTTCTATCGCTACATTAGAGTGGAAAGCATTAGATGTAAATATAACAACAAATACTGAAGCAATAAATTTAAGGCCTTTAGACTCAGCCTATGAAATTAATTTTGCAGGAGAAGAGGGCTGGTCGGGTAGTTTTTCGGTCCCTTATGATGACACCACTAGTACAGATACGGGAACAGATAATAGTGCCAACTTTAAGTTAATACTACCTAGTACAAGGCCTACACCTGTGGCAAGAGCCCCAGTCGAGCTTATATTACTTATAGCAAAAGCAAGTGGTGGAGAAGTAAGGTTAACTGGGAATATAGTAATCACAGGTAGTTCAGTGACCTTTAATAAAACGTCAGTTCCTGTTATGGAGATTACGTTTGTTGGCAGTGGAAATCTTACACAAGCAGATACTTAAAATAGAATTTAATTTGATAGGAGAAATATAATGGCAGTATTTAGTATAGCAACCGCAACACTTTCAGTTAATGTCGGCGGAGGAGCGGTACTCTACAAAGCTCTAGATGTTCAGATTGCAACTTCTACTGAAGCGGTAAATTTAAGACCTTTAGATGCAGCTTTTGAGAGCGTTTTTGCAGGAGAGGAGGGATGGTCGGGGAGCTTTTCAATTGCTTATGATGATACCACTAGTACTCCTAATCCGAGTACTAATCATGCACTAGCATTACCTGCTCTTCGAATACCATCGGCTTTGATTATGGTGATGACAAAGGCCGCTACAGGAACAGTAACGTTGACGGGTAATATCGTGATAACTGGAACCTCAGTAACATTCAACAAAACGTCAGTCCCTGTGATGGAAGTAACATTTGTAGGTAGTGGTAATTTGACACAGACTTAATTTTAATAGAATTTAATTTATAGGAGAAATATAATGGCTGATCAAACACCATTTGGAATTTCTACGATGACAGTAACAATTAATGACCAAGCATTCTGTGCAAGTGAATGTACTATAACCACTTCAGCAGGTGCACTACCGTATACTTGCTTGTCAGGCAACGAACAAGGGGCCTTAGCGAGCAATATATATACGTGGGGCGGCTCTGTAGTCATTAGTTATGATGACACCGCTGCTACAATGCAAAAGATAATGACACTGGCAAGTGGGACAAGAGCTGATCAAGTAGCATTTGTTGTTGCTATAACTACCTCTAATGCACAACTTATAACTATAACTGGTGTAGGTGGTGTAGTAATCACTGGCATAGACTCTAGTTTTGACTACGAAAATGTCCCACAAGCAACAGTGAGTTTTGTTGGTGCTGGGGCAATGACAGAAGTAAACACTGATCCATAATTTAATAGGAGAATATAATGGCACAAACACCATTTGGAATTGCTTCAATGACTGTAACTTTAAACGGTACATATACTGCTTGTGCGAGTGAATTTACTCTAACTACATCAGCACCTGCATTACCTTATACTTGCACATCAGATAAAGAACAGCAAGTGTTAGCGAGCAATGTATATACATGGGGTGGCTCAATGACCATCGCCTGGGATAGTGTTGCTGCAACAATGCATAAAGT